ACAAAAGTAGGATTAAAAAGAATCTTCGCAGAGGGTGATGCTATTCACGAAAAGTGGCAGAGGTTGTTTATACGAGGTGGCTTGTGTACGCCGTTAGACTGTGATTACAGCCGTTTTGACGAAGACTTTGACTTATCCTATACCCCGGATATAATATGTAAATTACCAGCAAATATGAGCCTTGCAGAGCCATGTGACAAATGGGAAGAATATATTGTTGAGATTAAAAGTGTAAACACATACACATACAAAAAACAAAAGTATCATGCATCTGGAAGAAAGCAATGTCAGTTGTATATGTATCTTACTGGAATACATAAAGGGATTGTTTTGTGTGATGATAAAAACACACAGGAATTTAAGGTGTACCGATATGATTACAACCCGGCAGAGATTGCATCATATATTCGCAGACTTGAAAAAATACAGGAATATAAAGAGCAACTTGTTTTGAATAAAAAGTTAGTGCCAAGGATGCCGCAATGTTCTTGTTATGGAAGTAAAAAAGCACAAGAATGTCCTATGCGTGATGTATGTTTTAGAAAATCAAAAGAAAGGATATAGAAAAATGGAAATTGATAAAAGTACGCCAGAATCAGAAGAGAGAAAAATAAAAGTAACAGAAGCAGAAGTAATTGCAAGAAGATGTAACACAGGTTTTTATTTTGAAATTAAATACAAAAGGGTAGGAGAAGAAAATTATAACATTGGTTATGGGTCATGTAATATTCATGTTGTATTTGATTGGTTAGACAGATGTTTTGAATACGAAAAGGAGCAACGGTAATAACGAAAATGATAATGTTAGAGAAAATCAGTTGTTTATTATGGAATTTGATTGTAGTTTGTGCAGAAGTTGTTGGCTTTTTGTTTTTGGTAGTATTTATTGCTGCACTTGTACTGTTGTTTTATGCTGTTGTTGCGGCGTTTGTGGATGAAGCAAAGAAAAGATTTAAAAAATAAGTGTTGACTTTTTTCTTTAAATTGATGTATTATAATATCAACAAGTAAATAGTATATCAAAACAGAAGGAGAAACAAAGATGGGTAAAGAGAAATCAAAAGTTGAAAAGTCTATTGAAAGAAAAATGAAAGCGAAAGGATTTGAAATAACAATGTTAAAACAATATATTAGCAAAACAGTGTATACTATTTCAAAAGATGGATTTAAGAAGAAAGTGGAAGTGCCATCTAATGTAACAGATACCACATTGTATGCAAATATGTTGTTAGAATTGTTTCAGGCATCAGCAAAAATCAATGGCTAAATATTGTAAAGTATACGCACTCCGAGTAACCTATTTAGATTGCTTAGAGTGCGAAACAAAAGAATGTAAACAGAAAGGAGATAACATGGTAAAACGTTATCTTATGTTAGAACCGGGACAGGAAGTTTTTCTTGTGTTTGCAAGTAAGCGTGAAAAATACGATGATAATGTTGTTTGCAAATGTGTTGTAAAATATGCAACAGTATATGGAGAAACAACGGTATACACATTAAGATTAAAAAGTATTGTAGCAGGAAAAAGAAGGGAACATGAAGTTAGATTTTGGGTGAATACATTCATGTGTGAAAATAGTAACATTGATACAGGAACACGAAACAAACCAAACAGATACCCTGTATTCACAACGAAGGAGAAATGCTTACAATGGTTAAAAGGTTGAATTGTGCAACGTGTATTTATTTGAATATGCATAAGAAAGAATTTTCAGAGAATGGACATAATTATAGATATGGTTGTGGTGTTGCAGAAAGCGGTTATTTACCGTTTTGGCTATGTGAAAATAGAAACGATATAGAATTGACAACAGGAGGTTGTAGTAATCACAAATCATCGTTAGGACTTGGCACAATGTTCAGATTTTTTACAGACATGAGTAAACAGAACGAACAGGTATGTCAATATTGTGGAAGAGTGGACGGAAAGAGGCTGATATGGAATCAGACATATCATGTATATAAGTTGGTAAAACCTGAATGGTTTTTAAGACATAGAAAACAGATACAGATTTTACCTGAGAAAACAATAATACACGGTTATATAGTAATAACAAAAGAAGGGAAACAAAGGTTTCATAGAAATGTGGCAAGAGCGAGAAAGGAGAAATATTTAAAACAATGTCAAAAATTGTAATAGGCATTGACCAGAGTTATACACGAACAGGCATAACAATATTAGAAGATAAGAAAATATTAGAAATGCACTCAGTAAATTTTGATGGATGCAAAACAAATACAGAAAAGCGTGAACATTTAAAAAACTATCTGGAAAGTCTTTTTGATAACTATAATCTTGATAATGTTACAGTAATAACTGAGCGCATTAGATTACGTTCACAAGGATTTCTTTCCGAAGCCTATATCAAGTCAACAGGTGCATTGATTGCAACTATTATAGATGTATTTGCAACATATGACATTCCGGTGTATAGTGTAGACACTAGGTCGTGGAAGAGCCAAATCGTAGGAAATAGTAAACCATTAGATAATCCATATGGAATCAATCCAGAGAAGTACCGTACAATCGTTTATTTGAAGCAGAAAGGGCTTTTGAAATACATAGTGGAGGAATACAAGGGCAAAGGCACAAAAGGCGTTATAAACGTCAAAATAGACGGTCAGAGAGTACCTTGTAAAATTAATGATGATATGGCAGATTCATATTGTATTGCTATGTATGGATTCTTACCAGAAACAAAACAAAAGTTAAAGGAGGAAAAATTTTAAAGGATGCAGAAATGCATCCTATTTTTTATTTAAAAATATTTCATTTTGTTATTGATAAAACAAAACATAAGTAGTATTATAATATCAACAAATAAAACAAAGCAAACATAAAGGAAGGAAAAACAAAATGAAAACATTAGCATTACAGAAAATTATCGAAAGAAGAAATTTTTTATTAGGAAGAATCGCACATAGAGTTGAACAGTTGCGGAAAAGTGAAATAGATGTAGAGGACTTTGCAATATATTATAGAGCCTATAAATCAGAATTTAAAGGTTATATAGATAGTATGAGAGATATGGAAATCATAACAAATGAAGATAGAGAAAGGTTATATGATAGTTTCATTGAGGAAATAGATAATATCTAATAAGATTTAGGAAGTCGAAAGGCTTCCTTTTCTTTATAAGGCTTTAAATGGCATAATAAGGCGTTTATTTATCCATTTAATAAAATTGTATATTGAATGCATTGAAACGTCTTAAATCGTAAAATATGAGGTTATAAAGGTATTATGAAAAAGTTCAAAGGAAAAACATTTGAAGAATATAAAATGTACGCACAAAAGCGTAGGTCAAAAAGCAAAATATGTACCATTATGGATAAAGAAATAAAAGCATACAGAAATAGGTATAATGATGTGCCATTATTAAATGGTAGCATAATGAGTGACAGTGCAAACAATCCGTATTTGTATATGTGTACAATTGGTGATGGATTTGTAGAAGATGGCAAAACATATATGACAGGAAATTATTACACAATCTATATGTATTCTGGTGTAAAAGGTGTAACAATATATAAAGCACTAAGCAAGTCAATAAATCAACGGTGTTTTGTTTGTGGTAATAGTCCAGAGATATTTGGCTATAATCATTTTAGCGCAGGATGCATGGTATATGAAGAAATGGAAGTATCGGAAGTAGTGACAAAACTATGTAATAAAAACTGGATGGAATACTATAACATACAGAAGAACAAACCAAACATAATGTTTTTGAAACAAATGAAACAAAGGCTAATAAAGATTTTAGAATATAATAAAATAATATATCAAAAACAAAATGGAAAATATGAAGATTATAAATATTATGGCTTAATAAAACAAAAAGTGTTTGACATTTGTTTCGTATTATGTTAGTATAATTACAGAACAAAACAAAAAGAAAACAAATTGGAGGGAATAAAAAATGTTAAATAAAATAACTTTTAATAGTATCTCAGAAGTATTGAATTTCATAGATAAACATGAGGTAACAGAAGGATATAAAGCTCATATGGTATCAGTAGAAGGTGTATATTCATTTACAAAAACAAATGATTTTAATGAGGCTATGAACTTATTAAAACATGGATGGGAAAGCGGCGCTCAGAAATTAAATACACAATTAAAAACCATTAAAACATGTGATGGTTATAAAACAAAACAGTTTTATAGTGTAGCAGGGTATCAGTGTTCAGTACCTAGATACTTGCAAGGAATACCAACAAACATGATAAATAGTAAGCGTGTTGTGACAAAAAACAAAGTCGTAAACATAACGAAAGATATTTGTTATAATGCAGGATGGGATGCGGATAAAATGATTGAACAAGGCGTGAAATTTGTTGAACTTGTAAACAAAATTGAAAGTACAGGAACAAGGTGTAATGTGTTTGTTATGCTCGGGGCGCAAAGGTATAATAACAAAGTTTGTTTTAAAATTAAAATAAAAGATAGTTCACAGAGAATGAACATAAAACAGTTAGCTTTTCCTTTAGCACATCCTAGTATGTTGCGTAGAATATTATTTGCGTTAATGGAAAGGCATGAGACAACAAAAGATATGTATAACGGTTATGGTAGCCCAATAAGTTTCGATGAACTGCAAAGTGAATTTCATAAAGAATACTTTGTTCCAAGAGAAATCGAAGAAGAGCATATAACAGATGCAAACAAATATTGGTGTGATTAATTTCACACCTTTTGTTTTATCTTTCTTTGTATATAATATTTATATTATATATTTCTTTAAATAAAATAAATTATTTTAAAAATAAGTATTGACTTATTAATAAAATTGTAGTATTATAATTACATCAAGTAAAACAGATATACAAATTGGAGGACAAATAAATGAAAACAAGAAACTTTTTAAACGTAAGATTAAACACAGTAACAAACAAAATTGAATGTGAAACATTAACAGACTTTGGTGTAGTTAAAATCAAAAGAACACCAAGAAAACATACAGTTGAAATAAGAGAAGAACAGAAACAGGGCATTTATAGTTTTGAAATACAAGGAATTATGTATTGTTATAAAGTAGCTGACAAGGATGGCTATATGGAACAGTACAGAGAACCAGTAGACTTTAGAAGTGAAGATAGAACAACAGATGAACTTAGAAAAACAGGAAGGAAAGCAAAAACATCTGTTGAACTTCCAAAAGCAAAAGTAATTGAACATAAAAAGCCTGTTGTAATTGAAGAACCAAAACAGGAAAATAAAGAAGAAAACAAGGAGGTTCACCACAAACAGTATGATACAATTAAAACATGTATTGAAAATAATATTCCTGTATATCTTGTAGGTGAAGCAGGAACAGGAAAGAACTACACACTTGAACAGATTTCATGGGACTTAGGATTGGAATTTTATTTCACAAACAGTATTCAGCAGGAATACAAATTAACAGGTTTCATTGATGCAAGTGGAACATACCATGAAACAGAGTTTTATAAAGCATTTAAAAATGGTGGTATTTTCTTCCTTGATGAAATTGATGCAAGTATTCCAGAAGTATTGGTTTTATTAAATGCGGCAATTGCAAATAGATACTTTGAATTTCCAACAGGCAGAATTGAAGCACACAAAAACTTCCGTGTTGTAGCCGCAGGAAATACAGTTGGAAGTGGTGCAGATGAATTATATACAGGTCGTTTAGTTCTTGACCAAGCAACACTTGATAGATTTGTTATTATTGATTTTGACTATGACAGAAACATTGAAATGCATATTTCAAACAATAACAAAGAATTGGTTGATTTCATTGAGGATTTAAGAAAACAAGCTAAAACAAATGGAATTAGAGCAACATTCAGTTATAGATGCATTACTATGGTAACAAAACTTGAAAAAGCAAAATTACCATTAGAACAGATTTTGAAAATTGCAGTATTTAAAGGAATGACAGCCGATACAATAAATTGTTTTGCAAGTAATAATTCAAACAAATATGGCTATTCATTAACACAGATTAAAAGGGCGGCTTAATTGCTTCCCTTTTATTTTTATATAAAACAGAACAAAAAGTTTTAAAAATGTGTTGACAAATGTTCTGGTAAGGTGTATTATAATATCAGAAACAAGGAAAACACAAAACAAACAAAGAAGGAGAAAAACAATGGAAAGACAGGAAATGTTAAACAAATTACAGGAACAGGTTACAGCAGGTTCGTAGAGAAATTGCTGAAACACAGAGCAAACTTCAAAAGAATGAATTTTTCAAATTCTTGCATACATATGCATAAAGGAGGTACAAATGTTTGAAAAAATAAAAAAAGCAATTGACCCTATGCCAGATTATTATAACTATACAAAGGAGTTGATTGAGTTAGAACAAAGGTACAGGGACTTATTTGGCAAAGAAGAATTTGAGGACATGCGCAAACGCTCATATCAATCAACAATGCCTTATAAATCGTTTATAAAGGCAGATATGGAAAGAAAGTTACAAGAGGTATAAAGTTATGGTAGTACAAAAAAAAATTGATTTAAAGGCATTACAAAGCGTTGTAGAAGATGCTATGCAAACGGCAATTGATAATTGTGAAGAAGTAAGAATAAATTTGATTGTAGCACATGACATTGTCGCAATAATTAAAGAAGCATCCAAAATTGAAACACAGACAAATAAAAGATTGCTAGAATGTTATGGTTACTATGACGAAAACAAAACAAAATGTACATGCTGTAAACAACAAAAAGAATGTATGGAAGAAAAAGAGCGTAATGAATGGAATGTAGCAGAGGAGATAAAGCCTGAATGTCATGGTCGCTATTGTCATAAAGGTTCATATTGCTTTGAATGTAAAAGCAGAAAGTCTTGTATAGAAGAAACAACAAAGAGGTTAAACAAATAAACTTTTAAAATGAGGTATAACAAAATGAAATTAACAAAGGAACGGGCAATAGCAGAACACAGAAAAATGTGGCTATGGATTTCAAGACAGATTATGAAAGATTACTTAGCAAATAGAACAGTAAGAGAAATATATTCTTATAAATGTGATTATTTGAATAAAGTTTATCCTAATGAGATAATATCTTATAAATGTTTTTGTTGTGAATATGTAAGACAGACAAGCGAAAATCGCTATAGCTATAAAGATTGTGCATTATATTGGAACTGCTATAAAGATTGTCCGTTGTATTGGAATGATGACCGCACAAAGTATACATGTGATGAACATTTGAGTTATTATGAAATTATAGCAATTACAACAAGTACATATCGTACTTTTTGTGGATTTAAAGAAGCAAAAAGGATGGCAAGAATGGCTTACAAAATAGCAATGTTAGAGGAAAAAGAACAATGAACAAAAGAACAACTAAGTGGTACAGAAAAAATGAAGCAGAATTAATGAAGCGTTTAGGTTTTAAACCAACACGCAATAGTGGTGCAACATGGATAGATAAAGCAGATGGACAGAACGATCATTGTATTTGTGAACTTAAAAGCACTGACAAAGCATCTTTTACAGTAAAGCAGGAGTATTTACATACACTTGAAGCAAATGCCATAGAAGCTCATAAATTGCCTGTATTTGCGTTTCAATTCATTAGCAGGGATGAAGTATGGCTTGCAATAAAAGAATCTGATATAGAGGCATTTAAAGACCTTGTGCGGTATTCTGTATTAGAAGAATTAGCAGAAGGAGATAGAAACTATACGATTCCAGAAGAGTTACAAAAAAAGTTTGGTAAGAAAGAATTACAGGAAGAATTGGAAAGCAATGGTTTTTATCTATCTCCATTATTGGAAAAAGAAGCGCAGGAAAATAATTCAAAAAAGTTATTGACAACTGAAAATAAAAGTGATACTATAATGGGGAAGGGGAAAGGGGATGGGGTTGAAGCTGTTAGCTTCATGCCAGAACCTAAACCAATAGATGACAATGATATTGATAAAGCTAATACAGATATTGATAAAGCTAATACAGATATTGATAAAGCTAATACAGATATTGATAAAGCTAATACAGATATTGATAAAGCTAATACAGATATTGTAAAACAAAACTTATTAGCAAGAAACAAATATATGTTATCTAAACAAACAGAACAAGAAGAAATACAAAAAAGAAGGAGAAAAGAACAAAGAGAAAGGAATAGAACATATTGGAAAAGAAATTCAAACAAAAAGGGATAGCAACTTTTGAAGGGTTGTCTATTGGAAAAAACAAAACAGTACAAGTAAAGTTTAAACTCAGATATGATGAAATTCTTACTTCGGTAGAATTATTACAGGGTTTAAACAATGATATTACTGTACATGCTAAAGGTGCTACCGGAAAGGCTCAGAACCTTGGGTTGTTTACAATTGGAGCAGTAAACTTTGACAAAGATGGTAATGCAACAATACCTTTTAAAGCACTTGTAGATAATGTTAATCTGGATGCTATTTGTAACTTAGTTGATGAAGAATACATTCAGTTGCGTTTTATGGCAGTATTAGAATTGCCAGATGCAAATGTAGAAGATACAGAAGGAGGTGAGGACGAATGGCAAGATTAAGTTACACTGAAATCTGTAAAGAACGTATCAAAGAAAAAAGAAACATTGTTATTTCTGAAACATTTGACAGCGAAGGCAAATTCATGGGTTATTCAGTAACAGAACAGCTTGTAGCAGAAGAAAATGGGAAAGAAGTAAATGTGTTCCTTAAAAACAGTCTTGGTATTTTAGATGATGATGGATTACTTGGGCTTTACAATGCAATAGAATATGCATGTGAGAAAGCAGGGTTAATTCAGTTTAATGTTCCAGAAGAACAGAAAGAAGAAAATACAAATTTTAAGTATTGACAAATAAAACACAAAATGTTAAAATGTATTTGTAACAAATAAATACACACATTAATTTACTCTATTCAAATCAAATCAAACACAAAAGAAGAACCATTCACTAAGCTAAAATCAAGAAAAAGAAAAGAGAGGTAAAAGAAATGGCAAAGAATTGGACAGCTTATGAAGCCGCAAAAGAAATTTATGGAGACAACAAAGAGAACATCGCAGAGATTGGAAGCAGATTTCCATTATTCGCAAGAACAATCGCAATCTTGGACAATGATTATGTTCTGGATATTCTGAAAGCAATTCCGAAGGTTACTGCAAGAGTTGTTGAAACTGGTCTGAAAGAAAAAGAAATGGAAGTTGACGCAGACGTTGAAACAGATGCTGAAACAGAAGTGGAGGAAAAACCAGTTAAAAATACAAAGAAAACAAAATCAGCAGTAGAAGAGGATGACGCAGAAGGAACATATGAGAGCATGACAAGCAAAGAGTTATACGCACTGTGCTGTAAGAGAGGTATTTCTTCCAAGTGCAAATCACGTTCAAAAGACGCATTAATTGAACTGTTAAACAAATATGATGCAGGCGAACTTGATGATGAGCCGAAAGCCAAAGCAGGTAAGAAAACAAAACCGGAAAAAAAAGCAGAGCCAGTTGAGGATGATACAGAAGATGAAGATTGGGACGATGACGAAGAGGAAGAAGAGAAAGACCCATATGCAGGTAAAACAGCCAGAGAACTGTTTGCAATGTGCAAGGAGCGTGGTCTTAAAACAAAACCAAAACAGTCAGCAGAGAGTTATGCAAAACTTCTGAAAGAGGATGATGCGGCAGACGTAGATGATGAATCTGAGGAAGATGAAGATAACGAATGGGAAATCTAAAACAAATTTGAAGTAGCAACAAAATAATAACGGATATTCTGAGTAAACACCTATACAGAATCGTGCATAAACATTAAATTAAATAAGACATAAACATAATCTGATATTTCAAAGGGCAGGCGGCAGGGAAACTTGTTAGCCTGCTTTTATTTTTAAAACAAAAGGAATAAAGCAATATGAAAACAGATGACATTTTAAACATTGATACAGATAAAGAAGAAGGAAAAAGAACCTTAAACAAATTTCTGTGGAAAATAAAGCCATTAAAAACAAAAGCAATGAAGCAGGGAATACCGCCTAAAGCAGAGTATTTGCCCTTAGAATTGATTGAAACAGCCATACATGGATTGTGTAGCCATTATGGATATAGAACGCAAGGAATAGGCAGTTATTTTAATTCTGACGTGTTTCAGTTTTATACGACATGTGTCATGGATGAAAAGAGACAATGGCTTGGAAACGTATATGGTAAAACATTGTGGGAGATTGAAGCAAAAACATTAATAAAAATATATGGATTAATTCTGGAACAGAAAGGAAGAGAAAATGAAAACAGTTAGCTTTTATACAGATGGAGCGTGTAGTGGAAATGGAAAGAAAGAAGAAGGAGCAGGCAATGGTGGCTGGGCTTATGTAGAATGTACAAAGTGCGATTCTGGAATTAAAACAAAGGTGGTATCTGGAAACAAAACAAACACAACAAACAATGAAATGGAACTTACAGCAGTATATAAGGCGTTAGTAAAGTCCTTAAAAGCAGGCTATGAAAATGTAACGATCTATACAGATTCGGCTTACATCGTAAACGCTATAACAAAGGGTTGGTTGTGTAAATGGCGTATTAATGGTTGGCAGACTGTGGAAGGAAAACAAATTAAAAATAAACAAATATGGGAAAAGATGTTTAAACTTATATATGAGAAAAACATTAAGCTCACTATGGTAAAGGTAAAAGGGCATAGTACAGATATGCTAAATGAATTAGCAGACAATGCCGCAGTCAATGCAAGATTAGAATTGGAGAAGTAAAGCAATGTTAATAAGTGAAAAAGTGCTTGAAAAAACATTTACAGCAGAAAAGATGAAAGATGCTTATTTGAAAGCATGTAAGTGGGTAAGCAGTAACATTATTGCAATAAACAATTTTGAAAATGTGACAATTAAATATGTGAAACAGTCCGAGGGGGTAGTTAAAACAGTAAAGGTTATATTGTATATTACGACAGAAGAAAAAGAAGTGTTTGAAAGGACATGCAACATTTGCAGAGAGTGTTCATCATTATTTTATTTAGCAGAAAACAAAAACAAATGTGCAAGTTGTGCAATAGAACCATATAGAAAAAGGGAACTTGAAAAGTTGAAAAACATAAAAGAAGGATTGAAAGGGAAAATACTATGAAATACTGGGTTGAAACAAACGAAAAGAAACAGAAAAGAAGCACTAAGAGCATCTTAAAACAAACATTGATTGAACAAACAAATATTATATGCTCATTTATGAAACCTGCAAATATTGCAATCATGGTACAGTTCCTTGTACCTTGCTTTTTAGTGGCGTTAGGATGCGGTTATGTTACAGTGTTGGTAGTGAGTGCAATTACAACGTATTTAACGGCTTATTTAAGGGTTTTAAATGATGTAATGAAAGAAAGTACCAATCATATACCAATACCGCCTAGAAAGTTCATAGAAGTTGACAGGGATGGCTTTATAGGATTAAAGAATAAGAATGAAATGCCAGAACTATTACAATATCTGTATGAATTAGAAACATACTTAGAAAGTAAAGGACGTATTAATAATGGGACGGATTAATAGTGCGCCATGTTTGAAATGTGCAGATAGAAAAATAGGATGTCATGGCGTATGTGTGGATTATATAGAATTTCAGAAAAAACAAAAGCAATTAAGAAAATCAAAAGAAACAGAAAGAATAAAAAGGTCAGCAACATTTAGACCAAAATATTTTAAATAAAAATCACATTTCAAACAAAATAATAGTTGACAAACAAATAAAATAGCAGTATAATAAAGGCAGGTAATAGGAAAGGGCATAAAAAGGATGAATGTCTGAGAAAAGGGTAGCCTATAAATACCTGCCTTTTATTTTAGAAAACAGTGCAGTGTTCCAATATTAAAAAGGAGCATTAAAACATGGGAAAAAGAAAAGGACAAGCACCAGTAACTTACCTTGATGGGACGTTAGACAAATATAATCTGAAAAACAGAACACCAGAAGAAAGGAAAGCATTTGCAAAGAAAGGCGCAGAAACAAGAAAAAAGAACAAAGAAGAAAAACTGGCATTGCAGAAAGTAATGCGAACATTGTTAAGCATGAGAGTAAGTTCTGATAAACAAAAACAGGTTTTAAAACAAATCGGCTTTGAAGATTCAGAACTAACAAATAAAACATTGCTCATGACAGCATTATTCAAAAAAGGATTAACAGGTGATGTTAGTGCAATCAAAGAAATAACAGATATGATGGACAAGTTAGAGTTGTTCGAAAGTGGAAAGGATGTAAGACAGCAACCGGTGATTATCAATCTTGTACCAACAGGAGAACCAACACCAATAACAGAACAAGATGAACAGGATATATGGAAAGCAGAGAACGGTATTCCATTAACAGATACAAAAAATATGGAAGAATGGAACACAGATGATTCTGAAATATGGAACGAAGAAATAAACGAAGATGACTGGGGAAATGAAGTATATGACGGTTAATAAAAGTGCTTTATAAAGCATTTAAAAGCCCATATACAGATTTTTTATTATACAGGTATATAAGTGTAAAGTAAAAGAAATAAAGACCTTATATAAAGCGTATAATAAATAACAAATATATTCTCTAAAACAGTAATAAAACAGGAGAACATAAAACAATGGAACAATTAAACATTAAATATAAACCAATAAATAAAGGAATTAAAACCTTATAAGAAAAACGCAAAGAAACATAACAAAGAACAGGTAGAACAAATAGCAAACAGTATTAAAGAATTCGGATTTACTCAGCCAGTAATTATTGATAAAAACAATTGTGTAGTAGCAGGACATGGTAGAATCTTAGGAGCAAGGAAAGCAGGATTAAAACAAGTACCTACTGTTTGTTTAGAAGAACTCACAGAAGAACAAATAAAAGCATATAGACTTGTAGATAACAAACTGAATGAAAGCGAATGGGATTCAGATTTATTAAAACAGAACTTAGATGAAATAGCAGAAATGGATATGGAAGTGTTTGGGTTTGCAATAGATTCATTAGCAGATGAAGAATTAGAAATAGAACCAGAAGTACCGTTCACAGAAATATTGAATGAAGAAAAC